CAAACTTTACGGAGTATGCTTTAGCAGCCTAGGCTGTTAGGGGTTTGCCAGTACCTTGCAACAGAAACTGGCACTTTAAACTTACTACAAGGAGAGTTATTATGATGGAAGTATTAGATGTTTTATTACCAATGGGTATATTAGTAGCGTGTGCTTATTTAATAGGTTATCTGTCTGGTTCTGAACAAACTAGAGAGATTTATGATCCTGTTATGAGAAAGAAAGATTTAGAAAGATTTCCCGAATAGGGAGTAAGAGTAGTCTTGCTGGAATTGGTAGACAGATTAGATTCAATACAGGCATTTTTTATAAGTGCCATAGGTTCTTTATCTAATATTCGCAAGAATGTATCGGTTCAAGTCCGATAGACTATACCAGGGAAGTTAAGTTCAGGAAGGGCAGACCTGAAACTCTGCCCGCTTCCCAAAACAAAGGAGAGTTATTATGATTGAATATTTTTTTGTATTATTAGCAATAGGGGCAATTGGATATTGTGCTTATTGGTTAGGACATTTTGCAGGTTATCAAAAATGTCAGGATTTTTATGAATCTTATCTTGACAAAAGAGTTAAAACCGTGTATAATAGCAGTAATGATAATAACACCAAGTAAGTTTGCATTACTGATAGAAGGTTATGTGAAAGATAAACAAATGAATTATATGGATGCGGTTGTATTATATTGTGAAGAAAATGGAATTGATCCAAGTAATGTTAAACCCCTTATCAATAAACATTTAAAAGAAAAGATTGCTTACGAGGCACAATCATTGAATATGCTGAAAGATAAAACAGCGAAATTACCAATTTAAGAAAGGAAAAGATTATGGAACCAGTAACAGCATTTTATATTATTTTAGGCACCCTATGGATATTGGGTGTTATTGAAGGTTAGAAGTGAATGGTTTTGAAGTATATAAAATCTATTTGGCAGTTAAACTCCACTTCACTAGTAAAGGAAAGACTTATGACTTTCATAAGTACGGTGGGAGAACAACTGCAAGATTGGAAACATTTACTAAGCGAAGGGATAGGTATCATTTTCATAAGCTTTCTAAATCTTATAACCATAGCAACCTTGTTGATTATTTCGTTAGTAATTTTGTTACTAATACTAATATATGGATTGGTGATATCATTGGTCGAGCTGGTGATGATACTTACAAGACCTGGCAAAAGAAAATAGAATCTCTAGCATATTATTATGCAGAAGATGTGGATTATATTATAGAACAAATGACAACAAAGAAATTACATTTTGATGATATATTTACTTCGGTAAATGGACAACACCCACCAATAGTGAAATATTTTCTATCAAAGAGAATCAATTTAGAAACATTTATGATATTAGATGATATTCTACAATTTTCAAAACATTTAAACGAAAAGATACAAGAAAAGGTCTTGTGGCCGAAACTCTATGATAGAATGATTCGGTATAAACCATTTTTAACTTACAATACTACTAAATTAAAGATGGTATTAAAGAAGAAACTAAAGGAGGTGTAGTATGAGTGATGAAGCAGGAAGATATACAGCAGAACATACTGTAATGGATGCCAATTTAGAGATAAGAGAATTAAAACACTTATTGGTAGTAAAAGATAAGAAGATAAAAGAATTGGAAAATCAAATAGTCCAATTAAAGTCGCCAGATTATCCGAAAGATGATGTTAATTATGCTATCGCAGATGAATCGGAAGATGAATTTACCGAACAATTATCTTTTTCATTTAAACAGGAATAATGCTTGACTTTAACACCTTATTTTGTTATAATAGATACAATGCAACAAAAAACTTATAACTTTTTGTTTATAGTGCAAGGAAGAGGCTTTTACCAGAGGGTCGAACTTGACTATCTACGGGTTGTGCCGAGGCTAGTTGTGGAAAACACAAAGAGTCACATTACCGACAGGTAGAGGTAGGTTGCTGGGGTTATAGATAATGGTATCTAGGTCTCTAGTTTGTGGGTAAATCATAGTCCCACCTATTTTGCATTACTTATAAATACTAATATATTATGTGAAGTGTGGATAAGAAATAGAAATAAGAAATATACAAATACAATAATATAAGGATACAAAAATATGAATACGAGTATAGCAGCGTTAAAACGCTCAAAATCAAACCTAGATGTTCTTGTTCAAGAACTCTCAAAAGTAGCACCACCAAGAGAAAAACAATCCTTTGCCGATGATAGATTCTGGAAACCAGAGTTAGATAAATCAGGTAATGGGTATGCAGTTTTTCGATTTTTACCAGCAGTTAAAGATGAAGATTTGCCTTGGGCACGATTATGGTCCCACGCTTTTCAAGGTCCTGGCGGTTGGTTTATAGAAAACAGTTTAACAACACTTAATAAGAAAGATCCAGTTAGTGAAGCAAACACTTTACTTTGGAACTCTGGTGTTGAAGCGGATAAAGAAATTGCAAGAAAGAGAAAAAGAAAACTCTCTTATATTGCTAATATTCTGATTATCAATGATTCAAAACATCCTGAATATGAAGGTCAAGTCAAGTTATTTAAGTTTGGCAAGAAGATATTTGACAAGATTACAGAAGCGATGAAACCTGAATTTGAAGATGAGAAACCAATCAATCCATTTGATTTTTGGGAGGGGGCAAATTTCAAACTGAAAATCAGAAAAGTGGATGGATTCTGGAATTATGACAAATCAGAATTTGATAGTAAGACAGCTATCAGACCTAATGATGAAGCAATTGAAGAAGTATGGAATAAACAATATCCATTAAAACCTTTCCTTGCACCTGATAACTTTAAATCATATGATGAGCTTAAAGCAAAACTTGATAAAGTTTTGACTGGTGTTAGGAGTACTGGAACTGCTGAAGATGTTGCAATCCCACCTGCAAAATCTAACAATAGTCCAGTTGTAAATGAAACAGTAGATACATCCTCTACAACTACTACTGATAAGGATAGTGATGAAACACTTGATTATTTCAGTAAATTAGCGGAAGAGGACGAATAATCTCTCCATCTGTTTCTTTATATGGGGGTTGGATATTATTTTCAACCCCCTTTTTATATAAATATAATTGTTAAATTGATTATGTGAAGATTTGAGATATCAAATTAAATTAAAACAAAGGAGTATGAATATGTGGAAGTCAATATCAGATGTAATAGGTAATGTGCAAGGAATTGCTGTTTCTTTAATTACATTATCAATCGTACTGGAAGTTGTTTTCGGTTCAGCAGTCCCTTTCTTATCATTGGGCGTTATCGGAAATATTAGTTCGATTGTGGGAGACCTTGGGTCTCAAGGACTCATTGGCCTTATTACACTAGGCATTCTTTGGGCACTTTGGAAAAAATAGTCTAAAGTAACCAAGTTTAATAATTTATAAGAAAGGGGCACTTTTTAGTGTCCCTTTTTTTATGGTCTAACCACTATTCTTATAAATATTAGTATAATTCAGGGAATATTATGTTGAAACATACTTTAATAATTTTAGGAGTTTTGCTATTTTTTATCTTCGGATCCGTAAGAAGTAATGCTGGTGAACTAACATTTAAATTTTCAAGTCCCTCATTTAGTGGAGTAGGGCAATCCTCTCATTATCTGACTATTGAGAATATTGAACACACCAGACAAGCAGCGATAGATGCTAAAAGAAAAGCGGATGCAGATAAAGTAATATCGGATGCTAAGAATACAGCGGTTGCAAAGTTTAAAGCAAATATTGAAGCACGATTCTATACAGCATTAGCAAAACAAATCACAGACAATGTGTTTGGTACAGATGGTCTACAACAAGATTCAGGTACATTTACATCACCAGTTGGTGGTGAAATAGTTACTTGGACAACTCCAGGTCAAACAGGTAATGTTGTGGTAACTGTTACTGAAACAGATGGTACTGTAACAACATTCACAATGCCGAAGGAAGACAATTCATAATGTTTAAAAAGTTAATGTTATGTTTATGTGTATTGGTACTAGCAGGCTGTGCTGCTTCAGCGATGAAATTTGATTTGCAGACACAAACAGTAGCATACAAAGAATTAGAAACAATTACTGTTCCAGAAGGTGATCCAATTATTATTGCTGTCTATGATTTTGTAGATATGACAGGTCAAAAGAAACCTGTTAAAGATTTTGCTTCAATGTCAAGTGCTGTAACTCAAGGTTCTTATCAGATATTGATTAAAGCACTACAGGATGCTGGTGGGGGTAAATGGTTTAGAGTAGTAGAACGACACAGTTTACCTAGTTTATTACAAGAACGAAAACTTATTCGCTCAACAAGACAACAAGCAGATGGAGATAATGCAGAACCATTACCTGCCTTATTGTTTGCAGGTGCATATATCACAGGCGGCATTGTAGGATATGATAGTAATGTTGTAACAGGTGGTGCAGGTGCAAGAATATTAGGTATTGGTGCTAAAAAAGAGTACAGACAAGATGTAGTTTCAATCATATTAAGACTTATTAATGTTAAAAGTGGTGAAGTAATAATCACAACTACTATAGAAAAGACTATCTTTTCAACCTCAACAGGTGCAGATGTCTTTAAGTATGTGGATGCTGGTGTGATGTTATTAGAGATTGAAGCTGGTATTGCGAAAAATGAACCTGTGACCTTTGCAGTAAGAAAAGCAATTGAAGCAGGTGTTGTAGAGTTAATCAAACAAGGTGTTGAAAAAGATTTATGGAAATATAAAGAAATAATTGAA